GCCTGCGTTATGTATTAATACATCAATTTTTAAATCTTTATATGCATTTGCAAATTTAGTAATTTCTGAAAAATTAAATAAATCAATTTGATATAATTCAACATTATTATATTCAGAAAATTCATGCTCCATGGCATCAATGTTTCTAGACAGAGCAATTACATTGTACCCGTTTTTAGACAAGTACTTTGCAATTGCTGCGCCTATACCTTTACTACATCCTGTAACTACCGCCGTTTTTACAGACATTACTTCATTTGTATTCTACGATAAGTTTCTTCATCTACAACACCAGTTGCAGGGAGTCCTTCTTTTTTCTGAAAAGCTTTTACAGCAGCTTCAGTTCCTGGTCCAAAATCGCCATCAGCATTTATGCCTAAACCATCTTGAACTGCTTTAACTGATGCACCTTTAGCTCCAACTTTGAATGACTTAAACAATTTAACTGCAGGAACATCTACTCCTTGCTTTGCAGCAACAGCAGCTAATTCTGCCTTTTTGTCTTCCATTGGTTTTCCTGCAGACGCTGGAGAATCTGGATAATCTACAATACCCCATCCTGCAATTGTAATAAGAAGTCCTTTCTTATTTTTTGCATATGCACGAGTACGTACTGAAACTTCTCCACCATTTGCCTGAGAACCCTTTTTGCCTTCAGCAGATGTGTTTCCTTCAATACAAATACATGTTCCGTCTCCGTTGTCTTTAATCATCCAACCGACATGGTCAATATCTGCACCACCTGGGAAATCAAAATATGTTACCCAACCTGGTTGAGGTTTTGCAGAAGCAGATGCAGGCATCCACTTTCCCATCTTCTTAAATGCTGCAACACCACCTGGGGTGTATACCGTATTTGGTACTTTAACCCCAGCTTGGTTCGCAGTCCACATTATGAAGCTTCCACACCACGGAAGGAAATTTGCCTTTGTATATGCACCATATTTGGTTTCATTATCTTTAGGACCTTCTATTGTTCCAACTTCTGTTTTTACTACTTCTAGTAGTTTTGCTAATGTTCCTTTGTCTGCCATTTTTTACCCTTACTTATTTGGATTAATAATTGATTTTTCTCCAGCCATAGCTCTCTTGATGTAGTCCTTGATAACACCATATTCTTCTGCGAATATTTTAGGTGATCTACCCATACCAATTCCGATACGCTCACCAGATTCTTTTGCAGCTTCTTTAACTGTTTTTTCTGAATCATAATTTAATACGGTGCACTGGAAATGCTTAATAACATATCCATCTTTATCGATTAAATATTTTTCATAATTTCCACCCATTGATCCGCCGCCACCCTTAAGGTTTAGCCACCATGAGTAATATTCATCTCCTGTAGGTTCACCTTCCAAGGCATTTGTTACTGCATTGATTTCATGAATTTGATTTCTAATTTCTTTATACATATCATGTGGTTCACCGTAAGGTTGTCCTAAACCATTATGCCCTGGCGGAACTCCTAAATCTTCACCCATTGAATCATTTGGAATTGAATGTACCATTTCTGAATATTGGAATGTAGTTCCGTAAACATCTTCACCATAATTCTTGGAATCTGATCCACATGTTATACCCTGTGACCACTTTCCATGAGTAACTCCTGGTCCACAGTAATCATTTGTTGGAATACCAATGATCTGGAAATCGTCACCTCCAAATTCATCTTGTAGCCATTGCAAAACTTCTAATTGATTTGCGTTTCCACAACCCACTGTTGTATTAACAATAATTGCAGCCTTACCTTTAAACTGTTGCAAAAAGTTTGGTGTTCCGTCTGCAGAATTTAAATCAATATCATAAATTGATTTAAGTTGAGTTTGTGTATTTGTCATAATATTTTCCCCTTATTTGGATTAAATTTTCCAGCCCATATATTATCATTAGATAATATTGAGAATTTTTTTACATCCTTAACATTAGCATATAATGCTTTCAAATGTGCCATTGCTCTAGATTTAGATGGATGGCATCCCACTACTTCAGAAGTGCCCTGTTTGCAAACAGCATACCCTTTGCATCCGCCTACATTTTGCTTAATTTCCCAAGGCATTAATTATTCACCATTGACTTTAGAGATGCAGAAAGCTTCCATCCCCATTTTTGATGGGCATCAATACGTTCTGCAATATAATTAGCAGCACCCTCTTCATTTGCCGCTGTAGCAATTGGAAATGCTTCCTTAAGATCATTAATCATAATGCTATTTGAATTCAATAATGATTGAATCATAATTACAGGATTTGATGCGTCTGGGCTCAGGTCATATTTAATATTTGAATTAGATAAAGCTGACATTACATCAAATGATGCTTTAACGCCTAATCGTCTTAACCATTCTGCATATTCATCAATTGATTCCCATACATCTTGATATAAATCTCCGAACATAGAATGAAATTGCTCAAACAAAATTCCTTCTACATCCCAGTGGTATCCGTGTGCCTTTGTGTAATAAATAAAAGCATTAGATTGAAGCAGTCTTAATTTATTTAATAATTCTTCCATAGTTCTAGTATACCATTTTCCCTATTTTAAATATCTAGCGATCCTGATGGGATTTGAACCCACGGCCTCCACAGTGACAGTGTGGCGAACACTCCAGGCTGTTCTACAGGACCTTTAGAGCGAATGACGAGAATCGAACTCGCACAACCAACTTGGAAGGATGGTGCACTACCATTATGCAACATTCGCAATATTTCTTAGCTGGTCTGGTAGGACTCGAACCTACAACATCTCGGTTAACAGCCGAGTGCAACTGCCAATTGTGCTACAGACCACTGAACTTTAATTAATCTTCGAATTCCATTTTTATTTTTGCATGCTGCAAAGATTTTAAATCTGGAGCTCCCCAATATCCTAAATACTCACCACTAAATATATCATTTTCATATTTCTTTGACAAGGAATCCCACCATTTAGAAAGTCTAGATGGGTTTTCATTTATATTTTTCCTCCAGTCCTCTTTATGGTAAAGTTCTCCGCAAAGCCATTTATCAACATTCAAAATAAGAGGTTTTTTAACACAAAATATTTTATACCCATTAGAAATTAAACGAAGAGAATAATTTGTTTGATCCCCAGAAAATACATTGTGCGGGTCATGAAGAAAATTTCTTATCATCGAATAATCAGAAAACATCCAAGATGCATCTACACCAGGTATTTCTATATAATCTAATCCATTTTTATAAATCGGTCCTACTCCGTCTATAAAAAATTTTCTCGGATCTGGACTTCCATTAGAAAATTTATTATTTTTAATTGCCCATGGTACAGAATTGTTTAATGGCTTGCCATCTTCCTCATCTAATAATTTAGAATCAAAATTAAATGGATCTATTTCAATCCCACCATTATTTTCAAAATTTGGCCCAAAATAATATTTATCATTTACGTAAATAGCTCTATTTGGAGTAATACTAATTACACTTTTTTCATGATCTTTTTTAAAAAATAAAAATTTTTCTATTATTAATTCGTCCCAGTTTTTATCAAAAATTGTTTGAGCATCAACTTGTAAGGCAAAATCATGATCCCTATCAGACAATAAAGAAGAATTTAATCTTCCATATCCTATTCCCATGGGAGCTTGTGCTTTTACTTCTACATAATTGATATTATCATTATTAATAATTGGATCTGTAACTCTATCAAATTCATCAATAACCATATTAAATATGCCAAAATAAATTCTATCTTTATATTTAGCATTTGCTAACGCACTTTTAATTGTGGTAATTAAATGCTGTTCCTTGCATGCTGCTATATAAATAAAAATTGTTTTATTTTTATTATCTTTCATAAGCGCCCCTAGAAGGAATCGAACCTCCGACGCAGGCCTTAGAAGAGCCTCGCTCTATCCGCTGAGCTATAAGGGCAATTTTATTCTTCATCTAAATTAATTAATCCATATTGTTTAGCTACTTCGTAACCTTCTTTTGTTAAATGAATAGTAGCTTCTAAATTTTCATCATACTCTATATTCAATAAACCCTGTTCAAACAATTCCAGTAGTGACTGATCAACATAATCTACATGAGCTTGCCATAATTCAGGAGCAATCTCTTGTGCAAGTTCTGTAATTTCATACACCGCTTCTCCGTTTTCATCCATGCCTACCAAATTAACAGCACCTATGTCCATATAATATGATAAATCCATTTGAAACTGTTCATCTCTTTCGTCCATTGCTTCTCCTTTGTGCAACAGGTAGGACTTGAACCTACGATAACCGAATTATGAGTTCGGGGCCTTGACCAACTTGGCTACTGTTGCCTAGTTGGTACATTGTATATTTTATTATTTAGTTTTGTCAATAGTATTTTCTACTATTTGTTGAACATATTCTGAAAAATGTTTTCTTATGTTACCAGTTGGCCTACGTCCAGCTGCTTCCCAGATCCTTTTATACTCAATAACATTCTCATAAGTAGTAGGACATAAAGTTATTTCATTATAAATTTTTAAAACTATTGGAAGTGGAACGTGTTTTCCACAACATTTACAGTCTTTTGCTTTTAATTGGTATTCGCTCATATCGTCATCATTCTTCCTATTGTGTCTTCTAAATCTTTAGGCATTACTGGAGCTTTAATCATATTAATTACCTCATCTCCTGGTTTTGATTCTTCCAGCCCCATAGCATCATAAGTATGAATATCTATTTCACGACTAATATCTGGCGGAGTCAAACTAATTGCATTAAATATAGCTCCGCAAGTTGCATCCGCAAGGTCTTTTGAACCTTTTCTAGGGTGATCGACTTTATCTTTAATAATCTTAAGCTGCAATAATTCATCTATTAATAAAGGTAAATGTGGTCCAGACAATCTTTCTTCCAAAACTACCATTGCCATGTCGTCATAATGTTTTTTAGCAACCGATAATGTTTCTGTATTAATACCGTACTGCTTTAATTGTTGCATCATGTCATGAGAATTCCAACGGTCAAATGTACATAAACCAATATTAAATCCTCTTGTTTTTAATGCCAAAATGTGGTCTTTAACTTCTGTAAAATCTACAGATTTGTCTGGAGTTGGAGTCCAATACCTAACAGAATCTACAACAACTATCGGTGCTGGTTGCGAATATTCATTAGTTACTTTAACATTAACCCATCTATCTACGTGTGCCATAGTTACAGCGCAGTGGTCATGTTTTTGCGCTAAGTCTACGTGTATAAAATACTTCTTATCTGGTTCTGGTTTAAACCATTCTTCTAATCTGCCAAATTTATCTACAGCAAAATAAGTTTTTGAAAATGCTTTTTCAACTTTTTCACGAGATTTAAAAAATGCATCAATCATTTCTGAAGGCATGCATGCAAAACGACCCAAGGCATCTGGAAGATTTGTATAAAATGGTTTACTGTAATCTTCAATTCTTTTTGTTGGATTAACTTCCCAAGAAGCTCGTTTAATTGCATAAGTTTTTGGCATTTTATATGAAATAATATGATCTTGCTCCCAATCAATTACTATCTCATTTCCAACAGTTCCGTCTGGCAAGTCTGGATCCATTTTTATAGTATGACTCATGAGAATTGTTTCTTTTTCTGCAACTGCATTATTATAAAATTTTTGAATTGGATCATTCTTAAAACGAGGAAATGAAAGAAGAATAATTTTACCTACGTCTGGAAAACGAGAAATTACAGAGTTGCTATACATATCATATAAAGCATCAGCTGTTTTTGCTTGATCATGTCCTGTAGTATTTTCAATAGCAAATCCTGAAATTTCATCTAGAATTACTGTAATGACGTTATATCCTTCCCACGCTTCACGCTCTGAGTGTCCAGAATAAACTGTTACATTTTTATCAAATTTAATTTCAGATGCTTTAGGATCAAATTTTCCAGCAAACCACGGGCAAGTCTCAATACGAGTTTTAAATCCTTTAAAGAAAACATTATTAGCTTGTTGAGCATTGATAGCCACGTTAATAATATCAATAGTATCTCCCGCTGGCTTACCAAAATATCTGGCTGGATCTTTTAGACAAAGAAGCAAATATACTTGATAGGCTACCGCAATCGTAGAGCAAAAATCTTTCCCAGAACCCTTGCCCAATTGTGCAATAATTTCATTTACAGTTCCTTTAAATAATCTTTTACCCTCTTCTTCCCCGTATAATTTTATAAGGGTTGGCTCTTTATATATCTGAGATGATTTTTCAATTAAAGTTATTTGTTGATCTGAAAGAGTTGGAAGGCCGCAAAAATTTTTATCATAAATAAATGTTTTTAAATCTACTGGACGCTCATCAAATTCTTCTCCGTCAAGTAAATCTATAAAGTCGTCAAAATTTAAATCCATTAAATTGACCACCATTCATTAGTTGTATAAAAAAGTCCATGCTCTTCTCTATGTGCTGTTCTTTGTTTTCTAAGCAAAGCCCAGTCTATTTCGTGTGTGTCTCTGCCACAGGAACTGCAAATATCGGTTCCTGTATTCT